CAGGGCCTTATCGTATGAACGACAAAGCTGATGCTTTGATGTTCAATATTGGAAAAGGTCGCCTTGTCGAGGTCTGCCACCAGATGGGGCGGCACACGGTAGATGCGGCAGATTTCTTCCGTCTGATACTTTCTCGTCTCCAAAAACTGGGCTTCATTCGGCGGGATGCCGATCTGCTTATAGGTCATGCCTTCTTCCAAAACAGCGACCCGGTTGGCATTGCCCGAACCTTTGAAAAGCTCCTCCCAGCTTTCTCTGACCTTGGACGGGTCTTTTAAGGTGCCGGGGTGTTCCAATATTCCGCCCGGTGCTGCACCGTTTGAAAAGAAGGATGAGCCAAATTCCTCGGTGGCCATGGCCATCCCGATGGCGTTTCTGGCCATCGCAATCGGTGAATAGCCGACAAGACCGTCAAAGCCAAGCCCAGGTACATGGAAAATCTCCTCCTGACGGAAGGCAATCTGCGTCATGCCATTTTGGTAAAGGTAGACGAGGTTTTTGTCCTCATCCCTTGCAACCTGCATCCTGTCCGGAAGAAGCGGATAAATTCCTACGATCTCACCGTGACCGTTTCTTAAAATCTGGGCATAAGCGTTCCCCCATAAAAGAAGATGCGTCATAAGGGTTTCCCGAAAGATGAAGCTCGTCATCTCGGGGTTCGGTGCATTATGGAGGAGCGTATAGAGAGGGTGACTAGGATCACGCTTCTTACCCTCATCCACATAGCGGTAAAGGTGCAAAGGGAGACTGGCAATCGTCTCAGCGATAACACGTACACAGGCGTACACTGCCGCTGACTGCATGGCCGTCTTTTCCGTTACCTGCTTGCCGCTTGATGTCGGGGCAAAGAAAAACCGAGGGCTGCTCGGTTTCGTAAGCTCCGGTTTATCTCGGCTCCTGAATAGATTTTTAAAGAGTCCCAGAAGACATCACCTCAACTTTCTAGAAGAGTAAAAGCCCGCGCTCATCATAGACAGAAGCTTCCTTGTCACTTGCCTGACCCCGAATCGCCCGGTCAAGCGCCATGATGAGTGCCACCGCACCATCGATACGTTCGGTTGATTTTTCTTTGTCAGGCTTAATGTTTCCGGCAGGATCGGTGCGGATAAAGATATTGTCGGCGCACCAGCGCAATACCGGATGTCCGCCGTGGCGGAGTTTTCCTTCCAGCACCAGCTTCATCAGTTCCTTGGAAGGCGGACTCATATCCTTGTAGCCTTGACCGAAAGGAACGACCGTGAAGCCGAGGTCATCTAAGTTCTGACTCATCTGCACAGCACCCCAGCGGTCAAAGGCGATTTCCTTGATGTTATATCTTTCGCCCAGCTCCTCAATAAAGCTTTCGATGAAGCCGTAGTGGACGACATTTCCCTCCGTTGTGAGGATTTTTCCTTCCTTCGCCCAGAGGTCATATGGCACATGGTCTCGGTTCACCCGCAGTGGGATATTGTCCTCCGGCATCCAGAAAAAAGGCAACACATCAAACGAGCCGTCTTCTGTTTCAGGCGGAAAGACCAGCACAAAAGCTGTAAGGTCGGTTGTGCTGGAAAGGTCCAGTCCGCCATAGCAAATACGCCCTTCCAGGGCTTCCAGGTCAACAGCAAGGGAGCATTTATCCCAGGCTTCCATTGGCATCCAGCGCACCGACTGTTTGACCCACTGATTGAGCCTGAGCTGCCGGAAGGTGTTTTCTTCAGCAGGGTTCTGCTTGGCTGATTCACAGGCAATGTGTAGTTTTTCAATATCGACCGTGATGCCAAGCGAGGGGTTTGCTTTCTTCCATACCTCGGGATCTGTCCAGTCCTCATCGTCTCCTGCGCCATAAATGACAGGATAAAAACTCGGGTCACGCTTTCTGCCGTGCAGGATATCATCCGCTTTTTGATGGACCTCCCAGCAAATAGAGTGTCGGTCTGTTCCAGCAGTCGTGATAAGAAAGAACAAAGGCTGTTTTCTCGCATCACCTGAACCCTTGGTCATCACATCGTAGAGTTTGCGGTTCGGCTGAGCGTGAAGCTCATCGAAGACCACGCCGTGAACATTCAGGCCATGTTTTGAGTACGCTTCCGAGGACAAGACCTGATAGAAACTGTGAAGTGGTTTATAGATAAGTCTTTTCTGAGAAAGCCGAGGTTTAATCCTGGCCTTTAATGCTGGGTTTTGCTCCACCATATGGACAGCCACATCAAAGACGATGGAAGCCTGCTGGCGGTCAGCGGCACAGCCATAGATCTCGCCGCCTTTTTCAAAGTCACCGCAGGTGAGGTAGAGAGCAATCGCCGCGGCCAGTTCGGACTTGCCCTGCTTCTTCGGAATCTCGATATAGGCGGTGTTGAACTGGCGGTAGCCGTTCGGTTTTAGGATGCCGAAGAGGTCACGCACAATCTGCTCCTGCCAGTCGATCAGGTGAAAGGATTTGCCCGCCCATTCACCCTTGGTATGTTTCAGCAAGCTGATAAAAGCAACCGCCCTATCTGCCGAAGCTTTGTCATAGCGGGAAGTCGGCAGCATGAAGCGAGTCGGTTTATAAATTTCCAGTTGTCTCACACTTCCTCCTTCCCATAAAAAAACGACCCCCTAAGGCCGCACTACGAGTAAAAGCCCCTAAGGGCTGATGCTTCTAATTGATCATAGGTTTAGTTGTATTCGTGAAGCAGGATCGCAAGTGCCTTTTCTGCATCCTCTGAGCTTGGTCTGATATCCCAGCCACGGTCAAAATTGCAGGCGACCTCGCCGTCAATTTTGAGCATCAGTTTTGATATCCTGCCCTTATCAATCCCGTACACGCTGGGCTCATCAAAGCGCTTCAGCCAATATCTGCAGACGGTATAGCTGCCGCCTTCTTTTGGTATGCCGATTGTTCCTTCCTTCCACATGGCTTAATCCTCCGTCTTCCCTGTCAGAATGAAGCGGGCATACGCTTGAGGATCTTCTTCAATGAAGCACACCAGTTCAAAGTAGTCTCGCTCAAAGGCCAGCCGCTGGACAGCGTTCACATCAAACATATTGGTCAGTCCCGTATCCCGAATAGCGAGGATTTGTTTTTTGATGGTCTCATTCATGGTCAATCCTCCGTGCCAGATCTTCGCCATAGGCTACGTTCAGGCTTGAACCGTTATCCCAGCGGACCATAATCGAGCCGATGTCATCGATGCCAGTCACCGTGCCCTGTGTTCCAATGGGCGGAGCGCAAGGGTCATCCATTTTTAGAAGTTCAATGCGGCATCCCGCGGGATACTCGTTTCTTAATGCTTCAAGTCTTGCTCTGCTGATGTCTCTCATCACTTGACCCCCTTGGGACTTCTGAAAGCAGAGGAGCCTTCAAAGTTTTTCAGCAGCATCTTTCTTGCTTCCTTGAACTCATCGCCGATGTAGCCAAGGCGCAGAAGAAAACAGCGGAAGGTGTACTTTTCATTGTCCGTTCTGGTTTCTTTCTCAAGGACTCTCATCTGTGCTCTCGCACTGGCAACGAGCAGGCTGATAAACTCCGTGTAGATTCTCGCTTCATCGGCTGTGAGGAGCCTGTCAAACCAGGGAAAGTTGACGCTTCCCATGTCATGCGTCACGAGGATGCGGTCGGCACCCAGTGCCTTTTTGATGAGTTCACCTTTGGAGCGAAGGATTAGATACAGCTTCTCAAGCGTCTCCGTGGAAATATTGTCGTCCGGAAAGCTGATGGTAAAGCTGTCCGCCTGGGAAAAACCAGCCGTTTCCAGTTTCTCGGTCAGCTCGAGGATTTGGTTTTCGCTGAGCGCTTTGCCCCAATCGACCGTCCCGTCGAGCTCCACTTCGGTCTCGCCGATTCGGTAGGCGCAGGTCGGCACGCCTTGGTATTTGGCTTTTGTTCCAAGCAGGTCAGCCAGCACCTCGGCCAGTTCTTTTCGTGATCTCTCTTTAATCGAAAACTTGGTCACCATGCTTACCTCCCGCTCTCTAATTCTTGGAACTCATCCCAGGTAATTAGTCCATTATCATAAAGCTCGTAGTCGGCGTTTCCCCGGTAGCGCGCCCGCTCTTTTTCCTTGGTCTCTTTGGCGAGCTTCAGGTACTCGTTCCAGCCGATTTTGCCTTCGTCATAGAGCTTTCTTTCAGGAAATCTCCGGTAAAAGGCATCTTGTTTTGCCCGGCGGTTCTTTGTTACTTCAAGGAAACTTTGTCGTTTTAGTTCTTTGTTTGTCATGGTCTTTTCCTCCTTGTTTTTGTATGTACATGTTCGCTCTAAAAGGAAGGAAAGCCAAGTCCTAAAAGCCTTTATTATCAGGCATTTCAGCTTATTTACCCGACAAATTTACAGCTCAAAATTGGTTATCATTCAACAGTTTTGACAAGCTTTTCGTAGGCGGTTTTTTTACCGTCACGTAGGACAAAAACGTCATCGGAAACGCCGTTTTTATATTCCACATAACGCCTTAAAATGACGGATGCATATTTGTCGTCCAGCTCTGCCATATAACAGATGCGGTCGGTCTGCTCACAGGCGATGAGGGTTGAACCGCTCCCGCCAAATAAATCCAGCACGATGGCGTTGGCCTGACTCGAATTTTGAATCGGGTAAGACAAGAGGTCAATCGGCTTGGAGGTCGGGTGGTTTTCGTTTCGCTTGGGCTTATCGAAATGCCAGACCGTGGTCTCCGCCCGTCCCGCATACCAGCGGTGCTTGCCTTTTTTCGTCCAGCCAAACAATATCGGCTCATGCGACCACTGATAGGGCGACCTGCCGAGGACAAGCGAGTCCTTCGCCCAGATGCAGACGCCCGAGAGATGAAAGCCAGACTCTTCAAAGGCTTTTCTGAAAGCAAGCCCCTCCGTATCCGCATGAAAGACATAGGCGGATGCACCGGGTTCACAGGCAGTGATCATATTCTTGAATGATGAGAGCAGGAACTTGAAAAATTCCTCGGGTTTTAAATTATCGTTTTGAATGGAAAGTCCTGATGAACTCTTGTAACTCACAGCATAAGGCGGATCGGTCAGAATGAGATTGGCCTTTTTGCCGTCCATCAGCTTTTCCACGTCTTCCTTTTTTGTCGCATCACCGCAGATCAGACGGTGACGGCCAAGAGTCCAGAGGTCGCCCGGTTTCACAAAACTTGCTGCTTCAAGAGCGGCGGTGAGATCAAAATCATCCTCCTCAGTTTCCAGACTACCTAAGAGTTTTTTTAGTTCGCTGTCGGTAAATCCCAGAAGATCAAGGTTAAAGTCAACCCCTTCCAAATCGGAAAGTTCAACGGAGAGCATTTCTTCATCCCAGCCAGCATTCATGGCAAGCCGGTTATCGGCGATGATGTACGCACGCTTTTGTGCCTCGGTCAGATGCTCCACGAAAACACAAGGCAGCTCAGTCAATCCTTCTTCTTTGGCAGCAAGGATTCTGCCGTGACCTGCAATGACGTTATAGTCCCTGTCAATCAAGCAGGGATTCAGGAAGCCAAACTCTCGGATGGAAGACCTTAGCTGCAGGATCTGTTCTTTGGAGTGAGTTCTAGCGTTTCTCGCATAAGGTACGAGCTTATCAATGGGGACTTTCTCAAATTTATTCGTCATCTGCATGAAGCCCGCCCCCTTTACTTAAAAGCATCCCTGCGAGACTGTTCTCCCAGGGTTCAAGGAGATTACCAAAATGCCCTTTGATGGCAAGTTCCGCATAGCCACCCCGGCGAAGCTGCAGATACTGAATCATGGGCAGAACTGATAATGGGAAAAGCGTCTCACAGCGCTCCTTGATTTCCTCAAGGTCACGGGTTTCTGTTCCAAAGCAGTCAATATCCCAAAACAGAGGATCGGGTTTTCCAATAGCATAGGCGATAGAGACTTCGCATTTTTTGGCAAAACCAGCAGAGACAATACTTCTAGCGATGAGCCTTGCCATATAGGCCGCCGAGCGATCAACCTTGGTCGGGTCTTTGCCCGAAAAGGCTCCACCGCCGTGGCGGGAAAGTCCAGCATAGGTATCGACAGCCAGTTTTCTGCCTGTAAGCCCTGTATCCGCTTCCGGTCCTCCAAGAACAAACCGTCCGGTCGGATTGATGTAGATATCTTCTTCCGAATAGGGCAGCCTTCTGTCAAGCACGGGGCGGATCACCTCCGCCAAAATAGCCTGCCTGAGTTCAGTTACATCAAGCTTTTCATTATGCTGGGTGGAGAGCACCACCGACTGGACACGACTGGCCCCGCCGTCTTCATATTCCAGAACAACCAGGCACTTACCGTCGGGCTTAAGACCTTTGACAATGCCTTCTTCTCGGACTTCCTCAAGCTTTCGAGTGAGCTTTCGTGCCAGCACTTGAGCGAGCGGCAGATACTCCAGTGTTTCATCCGTCGCATAGCCGTAAACGATGCCCTGATCACCCGCACCGATGAGGCCGCCTTGGTTGACACCTTGCGCAATGTCAGGGCTTTGCTTATGAATTTTTGTCTTAACCCGAAAACGAAAAGGAGGATAGCCGACATCCGACAGAGCACTCCTTGCAATCTGTTTCACATTCACCATGGCGGTGCTTGTCACTTCGCCTGCAATCAGAATGAGACCTTTGGTCGCCATGACTTCCACGGCAACACGGGCATTCTTATCGTCTCTCAGGTATCTATCCAATATTCGGTCGGCGATATAATCGCAGAGTTTGTCCGGATGCCCCTTGGTCACGGATTCGGCGGCTTTATAGTATTTCATGCATTCCTCCTTACAAAAATGTTTGTGTCATAGCTCGCCCTCCTCTGTCCGAAGAAGGCGCTCCATCATTTCGTCCTGTGGACTGCCAATAAAAGCTGTCGTCGTGTTTTGCTTCACGATGTCAAAAATTTCATACCAGATGAGGTTGGCCTGTTTTTGAAATGATTGGCTCATGGATACAAAAGGACTGGCAATCGCACCACCCGTAGTTGGGTGTTTACCTAAAAGCCCGTAGGTACTGATCGCCTGTTCACACTGGATATAGCGAGCAAAAGCCTGCGAGTAGGATTCCAGAAGTCTCGGGTTCACGAGCTTTTCACAGCGTCGGTCTTTCAGCCATTTCCATGTCTCGGCATAGATTTCATCAGCACCGAGCGGTTTGCCATCCTTTTGTCTTGCAGAAAGGTAATCCGAAGGACTCGGCATTTCTTCGCCGAAAAGGTCGGACACATCTTCCGGTTCATCCGGAGCAAAGAGTGCTTCCGGATCAAAATCGTAAGTTTCGAGTATTTTTGCTTCTTTTCCTGCGGCGATTTTATCGGCGAGGGCATCCGGCTTGCTGCCAGCTTTGACTCGTCTGCCGCCACGGTAAGTTCCGTCTTTTGCCACGAAAGCACCTCCTTTCCGGCTTTCTGGGGTTAATCCCCTGTTTGAATTGAAGTTTTTTCGCGCGTGGCCCACCGCCCGTTGATCGCTTAAGGTGCTGTAGAGATTGATATCCCCCTACGGCATTAGGTGGTAAACTAAATAAATAATCATTATCAGGAGATAAAAGTATTGAGTAGTGATAAATGGTGTAAATTCAATCCGAAAGCGAAATATAATGAGGATGCGAAGTTTGATAAAATTATCGAATTCTATCTTTGGTCTTGTCCGGTTGAAAAAACAGCGTATAATGCTACTACCTTCGAACAATATGGTTGGGTGACTCCCGCTCAATTTAAAAAATTGAAAAATATGTTATTGAGCGTTTCTTCACCTAAAATTGAGTTTATCGGTACCTTGAGATCTGATTTCGAAGAAGAGTTAAAGAAACAAAAAATGTATGATTCAAAGGTGTTTGAAGAGAAAATTGTCATTGTTAATAAAAATGCTACTATAAAAGACCTATTTAGATTTATAAGAAACTCACTTGCACATGGTAGCTTTCTGGTTCATAAGAAGATTAAAACAGATGATTATTATTATTTCTTTGAGTGTCGAAATCCTGATAAAAATTTTCAAATTAACGCACGTATCGTTCTTAAAACATCAGCTCTTGTTCAATGGATTAACATAATAAACAAGGGGAACCTCTAACTCCAACGTCCACCTTCTTTGGCGGTAATCCGAGAGTGGCAGGACTTGCAGAGCGCCATCAGGTTTTCGTAATCATGCGTTCCACCTTTAGACAGCGGTGTGATGTGATGAACTTCCTCGGCGGGTGTGTACCTGCCTTGCTTCCTGCACTCCTCGCAGAGGGGGTGTGCGGTAAGAAAAGCCTTTCTGATCTTTCGCCAGCGTCTGCCATAACGTTTCGCCGTCTTGGGGTCACGCTGATGGCAGTTGTAGTGGCGGTCAACTTCACTTTTGTGTTTTTCGCAGTACCTGCCCTCCACCAGCTCGGGACAGCCGGGGAAGGAACAAGGCCGCTTGGGTTTTCTGGGCATCGTCCACCTCCGGGCATAAAAAAAGACCCGAAGCAAAGTCGCCGCAGGTCTCTATAGTTTTTCGTCAGTATAAGAATAACAGGTTCCTTAGTTGCAAAGCACTCTCAAACATTACCTGTTTTCTAACATTCATTACCAATCATCAAAATCATTCTTCAAAGCTCGGAATGCTTCACTTCGATCTCTTGAAATCGTCATCTGACTAATGTGAAGCTCCTGCTCTAGTTCCTGCCAGGAGAGTCGCCTGACATATAAGCCGTAAAGAATATCCCTTTGACGCAGTGGTCTGCTCCTGATAGCGCAATCCAACTTCATCAGCTCCCGCAAACGCATTCTGGCATGTTCCATACGTTTTTCAATCTCCTCATCACAGACAAAATCCAAAGAACTCTGGATTTGCTTTAAAACCTGTCCTAGTTCATTCAGGCTACCGTCAGGTTCCGGGATAGAAAGCTCAAGCATTCCTGCTAGGGCACAGATGTCCGCTTCCAGCTCACACCTGTACCTTTCATAGGATTCAAATCGCTGCTGTATCGTCATCGTCAAATTCCTCCTCGTAAAATCCAAAGTATTGATGCTGCTCGGCAAAAGTCTCCGCCATGAGTTCAACCGCTCTTGTCTTCTTGCGGTTAAGCTCCGAGCCGCTGATATTAAACTTCTGACAGACCTCGCCCCAGCGGTGGTTTTCTAAAATTTCAAAGGTCAAAAGGTTTCGGTAGTGTCTCGGCAAAGCCCGGATGCCGTACTTTACAAAGTCCACCTCTCGGGCGACCCTGGCATAGTCCCTGGCCATTTCCTTTTCCGATGCGCGATTGATCAGCCAAGTAAGCCTTTTATAGGAGGTGGCGATGTAAAAGAGCCGGTTCAAAGACCGCTGCTTTTGAATCCGAACCTGATCATCGCTCTTGCCGGGGAAGTTCAGCATCTCTAGGACTTCATTCGAGGTGATGGGGACAAAGTCCGTCATTTCCTGCTCCAGCCGTTTCATTTCTGAGAGGTTCTCAGGATAGTCTTTCAGCATCTGCCGAATGCGCTCAACATGTGCCATCGCAGACCCTCGCTTTCACAGCCTGCATCAGGTTTTCCTGGGTCAGGTCTTTTTTCGCCAAAGCCCGGATGACATCCCGGTCAATCGTGCCCTCGGCGATCAGTCGGAAGATGACCACCGTGTCCTTTTGTCCCTGCCGCCAGAGTCTGGCATTGGCCTGTTGATAAAGCTCCAAAGACCAGGGCAGGGAAAACCAGATCACGGTCGAACCGCCGTGCTGGAGGTTTAAGCCATGCCCCATCGAAGCGGGGTGGGCTGTCGCCACGGGAATCTCGCGGCGGTTCCAGGCCTGAAAGTCCTCCGGTCTTTTGATTTCCTGAGCTTCTTTGAAACGTTTTTGAATCCGCTCCTTGTCATGGCGGTAGTTATAGTAAATAAGGACCGGCTTACCGTTGGCGGATTCAATCAAGTCCTCCAGCGCATCTAGCTTGGCTGAATGAAGCTCTGCCACCACTCTATTCTCGTCATAGACGGCACCCGATGCCATCTGAAGGAGTTTGTTGGTCAGCACGGCCGCATTGACCGCATCCACGG